ACCAGGGTCTGCAGAGCGTCGGCGTTTGCCGAGGTCGCCGTCGAGGGCAGCGAGGTCCTGCTGATGGTGAGGTCGACCACCAGGGTGTCTGTCGTGTCCGGGTCAGCGTGGGCGGGCAGCGCGGCGGCGAGCTCGCCCTGGACCATGGGCGACGCGTAGAGGCCGATGTTGCTATACACGTCGCTGTCGAACGACAGGTAGATGGAGGCTCCACCCCACCACTCCCCGCCGCTCAGGCCGATCCACACCTCGGCCGCCCCGTTGGTGAGCGTTGGGCTCGGCTCGAAGATAGCAGGCGGGTTGACGCTCCCTGGATCTACATTCGGGTTGTACGTCGGGCTCGGGGCAGCGGGCTCGCGAGCCTGCGACGCGATGACCCCGACCGAGGCCGGGAACTCCTCGGCGGTGATCGTCAGCAGCTGGTCGTCGCCCTCCTGCACGGACTGGATGCGCACGGGGAACTGGTCGAGGCCGATGTTCAGCTCAGTGAGAGTCACGATGTCGCCCGGCTCCAGCAGGCAGTACTGGTAGCCGAGCTTGAACGTGTATGTGTTGCGAACGTACACGGACCTCTGTCCGAGGAGCGCCATGCCAATATTCGCAATTGACTGGAGACAGATCTCCTGCGCCTCGACGATATTCGACGGCAGCTCCCCGTACTGGCTGACAGAGGCCGGGTCCGACCAGTACATCGAGGTGATATTGTAGTTGTTGTCTCTGTCCCGAATGTCGAACTGGATATGGTTGTAGCCGTCCGCCGGGTCGGTCCTGTTGACAGTGACTGGCTCCTTCCCCTTTCCCTCAGGAACGAAGTCGTCGTACGTCAGATCATACACGGGGGTGATCTGCGGCGTGTACGTGTAGCCGTTCAGACTCAGGGGGTAGGCCCCGAGCGGGCAGAACTTCAGTACGTTCCCGGACCAGAAGATGAACGTGTTCGTTATCTGTGACCAGCGCTGGAAGGTGTTGGTCACCTGCTCCTGCTCGTTCATGTACGGCGAGAAGTAGATGCCCTGTGCACCGCAGTACTGGCGGAACTGCTCCAGTGACGTCGCGTCGATCCACGTCGCGCCGGGCGCGAGGCCGTACTGCGCATTTGTTACGTAGTCCAGCGCGATGTCAGCTGGGTTCGCGTCCACATTGTTCAGGACGGTGGACCAGAGGTTCCCGGCGATCTCGAAGCTGTATCCAGGCAGGTCCGGGGACGTCCCGAGCGAGAGCGAGGCGACCGCGACGTAGGCTGTGCCGCTGTACGGCAGGTACTGGCTGGGGTACTTGTCCTGGAGATACGACCAGCCCGCCTGCCCGACCTCACCACCGAACAGGGCCATGTCGTAGTAGGACAGTGGCTCAAACGAGGACGAGCCGTCGTACACGCCGAAGCACTGCGAGACGACACCCTCGCAGAGTGCCATGATGATATCAGTGTAGTATTTGTACTCGCTCGAGCCCTTGCCGCCACCACCGCCCTTACCCGACGACTGCTTGACAGCCACCGACCTGAAGCCGTCATACCAGATGATGTTCGGGGCCACGCGGTTCTGGCCGTAGTGGATTGGGATGACGCCGCCCTGGGTCGACGTCTGGATGTTGAGCATCTGGTAGCGCGTGGTAGTCGACGCGTTACTCTTGCTCCCGAACATTCCCGTCATCGGTGCTTCTCCCAGAGATCGAAGTACCGGACGGGCGTCGCCCCCAGCCGACCCTGGTACATCTCGGTCTCCACGCACATCCCGACCTTGGCGAACGAGTGGATGATGTAGCCAGGCCTCGAGACGATGCCCGCGTGCGAGAAGCAGCGCCCGAGGCGGTAGAGCGCCACGTCGCCGGGCTGCGGCGCGGGGACCTCAGTGGCCAGGGACTGCATCCAGGCCAGATACCGCTCCTCTGACTTGTGTAGGTGCCACGTCGGTGGATACGGGCGCGGATCGAACTCCTCGAAGATGCCCGCGTCCACCCAGCTGCGGACCAGCAGCATGGAGCAGTCGACGCCGATGCCCCTCTGCGCTCCCAGCTGGCGGTAGGGCGTGAGGATCCAGGTCCGCGCCTCGCGAATCACGGCGGCGCGCTGCTCCGCCTCCCGGTCTGGAGAGAGCGGGAGGGTGCCCTGGCAGAGAACTGGCTGGATGGCTGCGGGGGACTCCGTCACGTGGCGGTCTCCACTGGCGGAATGTACGGGAAGCCTCGGTAGTGGGCGAGGTTGCTGAACTGGCTCGCGCACGCGGCCTGGGTCTTCGGGCAGCCCTGGCTCACGGCCATTAGGTCGCCCGGCGCGGGAAGTGTGTAGAGCGGGTAGACGAGACTGATACCAGTGCTGTCGGCGGCGACGATCGAGCGGATCTGTCCCTCGCCCTGCCCGCTCGTGATCTGTACAGTTCCCTGCACGTAGTTGGCGGGTGTCGAGGGCGGCGCGCTCCAGGGCAGAAAGATCACGTTGGCCGCTCCGGTCCCCACGCCCTGGGTGATTGTGAAGTCCGACTGGACGAGAGTGCAGCCAGCATCGTACAGCCTGTGGATGCAGCCCAGCTGAAACGTATTCTTGGGCATGTACTGCTGCATGAGTACGTTGTCGCCCTTGGCGTTGAACTGGATCCCGAGGGCCGTGATCTGCAGACCGGCAGTCCTGCCACCGAATAGCAGGACAGTCCCCAGGGAGACGTCCCCGAAGGTCGGCATGAAGGCGCGGTCGAGCTCGATGTAGGCGTAGTCGAACAGACCCTCGTGCGCACCCTGCTTGATGTTGAGTACATTCCCGACACTGTTGACGAAGTCGACGCCAGTCGAGTACATCATGAAGGTGAGCGTCGGCACCTCCTGCGTGTACTTGACCACCCAGGTGCCGCGCTTGATCTGGGGGCCAACAGCCTGGTACGTGATCCCATTGGCCACAATCGGCTGGTCCGAGGTCGTCAGGTAGAGTGTCTGACCATTGGTCAGCTGCATAGTGTACAGATCGGCCGTCCAGAACGGAGTGCGGCTGAGGAGAAACGCCTGAAGCTCGGCGGAGGCTGCGCGCATGGTCAGAACCTCAGGCTGTGGAGGGTGATCTTCTTCGTGAGCCACAGTTTGTTCATGAACTTTTCGAAATCGTACTTCGAGTCCAGGAACCTGACCCAGAAGTAGTAGCTCATGTCCACTGTGATCTCTGCGCTAGCTGCGGGCGCAGTCGTGAACTTGACATACTGCGCGACTGGCGTGGTCTGCACGACAGTGTACGCGGTCTCTGGGTTCTGGAGCGCGCCGTTCACGTACACGTTGAACGGGCCCTCACCATTCAGGACAGGTCCTGTGGTATTCACGTAACCGACGGGCTCAGTGGTCGTTCCGTACTCGGGGAGACCGAAGGTCCGGACCAGCGTGAATGTAGTCGTCGTACCGTCCCCCGTCCCGATGGGCTGGCCGAGCACCTGGCAGTCATCCACGTCGAGGAAGCAGAACGGAGAGAAGCCCGCGCCCGTCGAGGCGTAGAAGCCCATGAGCGCCCTGAGGTCTGAGGAGGTGATGCCGCCCGTTCCGGCGAAATCCGGCAGGTACTCGTACGTCAGGTCCCACTCCCAGAGGACGTGGTCCCAGAAGTTGACACGCACCTCTGACCCGGAGGTGGCCTCCCCGACCCCGAAGTTCCCGATCACCCGCTTGATGACGCTGTAACCGAGGTTCAGTGTTGGATAGATGGCAGGCATAGGAAGATCCTTGTTGACGATAAGTACCTCGAGACAGACCTGCGAGTCACGAACGAACACGACCGAGGAGACCAGCGGCTCGACGACGGCCTGGCTGTCTCTGACCCAGGGCTCCGTCGTGTCGACGATGCACTCGACCTCGGCCTGGCTGTCTCTGACCCAGGGTACGCTCGCACCAGCCAGAGACAAAGCAACTGTCTGACTGTCGCGCACGAACGAGAGGTACGGACTGCGCTCGAGGCTCTCGACGACGACCTGAGATGCGCGGGAGTACGGAGACTCTGACACGTCACGACACGATCTTGTAGCCGAACTGACACCCGTCGACATCAGCGGTTGTCCAGCTGGCGCCCGTGTACGGGTTCACCGGCCAGTAGCTGGTGATGTACAGGTAGGAGAGATTCACAGCCTGCGGAGTACCGACGTAGACCATGCCCCCGACCTGTATGACCGGGGCGATCAGCCGGGCTCCAGCGTCCTCCAGACGGACTGCAGTCGTGACCCCCACACAGATGACCTGGTTAATGTCGCCGGGGAGCGCCTGCGGGTTGAACAGGTCTGTGGCACCCGCAGTGTTGGATCTGTTGTAGGAGGTGTCTCCGTCGAACTGAACCTCGCTGATCTCCTGCCAGTTGAGATTTGCCTGCGGAGTCCAGGAGACCAAACTGTCGGAGATGGCGAACAGTGTGGCCGTCCGGTTGTCCCCGAGAAACGAGTTGCAGGGGTAGGAACCAGGGCCAGTAGTGCCGTCGACACAGTAGAAGTCATCGATGACTAGACCCGCACCACCTTGGAACTCGATACCAGAGACACTATTGTTGGCACTCCTCTGTGTGTTGAGACCAGTCAGGTCCGGGAAGCTGGCGATAGCCTGATTATTAATCCTGAGTGCAGCAGAACCAGTGGTGCCACCAGTCGCGGGGCCAATCTGGTTCTGCAGCTCCACGAAGTACCATCCGCTAGTACCAATCGAGTTGAGTGCAGTGGCTATCAGGGAACCACTGGCGTCGGTGAAGGTGATAGTCCCAGTCTGGCTGTTGAGGAGCCAGGCGCACTGCGCAGTCCCAGTCAGATTGTCGATCATACTGATCACCACTGCGGAGTCAAGGGCATCAACAAAGGAGATCCCGAAACCAATAGTGATCTTGTTGACAGGTGTTGCCAGACCACCGATCGTAGTACGCACGAGCGCAGACTGGCCGAAGCCCCCACGTCCAGGAGTTGTGATGCCATCGGCTAACGACCACTGCAGCTTACCAGAGCGTGCCATCATATCAGCTGCCCCCGTGTAGTGGTCGAATCCGTCGTATGCGATGATGGCCACTATACCCTCCCTGGAAGCATCAGATTGCCGTTCCTGAACATATTCTGGAAGTACACGACCATCTCGGCCTTCTGGCTATTGAGCATGCTCTGCACGTCGCTGGCCTGCAGACCGCCGGTCGCGCTGACAGTGGGCGAGTAGCTGATATTCGTTGTGGATGGCACTCCGCCCAGAGACATGGAGTTCCGAAGACCAGAGGCGAAGTTCGACGGCACCACCATCTCGCCCGCGTGCAGATTGGCTGGCATATCCTTCGGCAAGTTCCAGGCACCAACGGCCAGCGAGGCCGCACCCGCGTAGGCGTCAACTGCGGCCATGGCCGTCGCGGCGGCGGCGGGGGCGAGCTCGGGGCCGACCATGGGAATGGCTGCGGTCGAGGCGTAGGCATTAGCGGCGGCTACGCCCGAGGCCGCGTGGACCTGACCCAGAGACGTCACAGCGGTCTGTGCCAGAGTCTGCGAGTTCGTAGCGGACTGCAGGCCGACGTAGCGCAGCATCGCCTGGAGGATCGCGCCCCAGCCGGAGCTGCCCGCCGCCTGCTGCGCGGCGACCTGCTGAGCCATGTTGGTCTGGGTCAGCACAGTCTGCGCGACCATCGTCGCGGTCCACCGGGCGAGCATCGTCTCGGCCATCCCCACGAACGAGGTGAGGACGGAGCCGTAGACCTTCTCGGCGGCCTGCCCGAACGTCTCGTTCAGGAGGATCACCTGGTTCAGCTGCGCGCGCGCCGTGTTCCCGATCTGCGAGAACACCTGCGAGTACACGGCGGACTGCTTGTTCGCGCTGATCGTGGCAGCGGCTGTGATCTGGGCGTCGAGCGCGTCCGACGTCTTCTGGAACTGAGCGTACAAGGCCGCGCGCTCCTTCAGGGCTGCATTGTACGCCGCCGTCCCCTGGGACAGAGACGAGATGAGCGTGTCCACACTCTGCAGCTGGGCATCGTTCTGCTGCTCGATGAAGTTCTTGTACTCCTCGAGCATCTCCTCTCGGGTGATCGTGCCAGCGGAGACCTGTGCCTGCAGACCGGACCTGTACTCGTCGGCGGCGTTCCGGTCCAGCTGGACCTGCGCGGCGAGCTCGGTCTTCATGGAGGCAGTCTGCTGCGCGGCGGCCTGCTTCGTCATCTCGGTCTGTCGGGCGAGCTCCTCCTGGTACTGGGCACTGTTCTCGCCGTAGGCTGCGGCCAGCACCTGCAGCTTCTGCTGCTCGATCTGCTCGATCTCGCCCGCGTTCCCGCGCGCCGCCGCCTCCTGGGCGTCCAGCGCGGCGATCTGCTCGCGGGTGCCCTGGTTCGCCGAGGCAGTGCTCGAGGTCAGGGTCTGCTCGTCCAGGGACTGCTGAGCTGAGAAGAGCCGC